CAGAAATTACTACAAGCGACAGATTACATGGGCCTGTCGGACACACCAGCTATGACTAGCGAGTGGGCCGCTTACCGCGCTACCTTGCGAGGTCTTAAAAACTCTGAAAATTGGCCTGTTGTCGAGCCTGACGAATGGCCCCAACGACCCACGGAGGGCGGTAGATGAAACTTATATCGCCCGAATTGATGCACAAGATTAAACAGGTCAGTGCTGAATTAGAACATTCAAAAAAGTACGTCGAAGAAACTGGATTTAACAGTCCAGAGTTTGTCCAAGCGTCTAAAGATATGGTCAACGTAACCTCTTGGGTTCAACAAATGTGTGCTGAAGGAAATTACAAATGAGTAAGGCCAGAGATTTAGCCGACTTCGGTTCCAATCCCGATGAACAAACTAGCATAATTACTGTGACGGTTGCGGCTGTTGGTGGCAGTAACAAGTTTCACCTAGACGGAACATCGCAGCAAACGGCTTTGATGGTTTCTTCGGGGGTTTACAAGTTTGACCAGAGCCACAGTAGTAATGCATCACATCCGCTAAGAATATCAACCACGGCAGATGGAACCCATGGTGGTGGGAGCGCAATCACAACAGATTTTGTGGCCGTTGGGACTGCTGGTCAGGCAGGGGCGTACGTAACATTTACGATTCAGCAAGACGGCGCAGATACCTACTATTACTACTGTGCAAATCACTCTGGAATGGGTGGGGCTATTGCAAAAAACCATCACAGCGGTGCTGGCAATCAACACGTTCCAGCGGCGGGTGCGACAGGTCAGCTATTGCAATACGCCAGCGCGGGTACAGCGGCGTGGGCTACGGTTAGTTCAGGTGAAACAATTACGTTTCCATCTGATTGGTCATCGCCAAGTGCCACCTATACTTCCAGTGGAACATGGAGCAAAGGTTCTTTGGCCGACAATGCTTATGTCTGGTTATACCTCATAGGTGGCGGTGGCGGCGGCTCAATGCGCGAAAATTCAAACAGCACTGGAGTTTCCGAAGGTGGAAATGGTGGTGGGTCATTTCTTCTTTACGGACAAGCGGGAGTTTTAAACGGCACCGTATATGCGATTGGAGCGGCAACAGCGGGTCGGTCATTGGCAGGGGGTGGTACAAGATACAATGCGATAACTGGCAACTCTTCAACTTTCACAATGCCGTCAGCTATAGGCGGCACAGTGTATACTACTAGCACAGGTTATTCTACTGACACACCAACGTATGTAAAACTAATATCAGCAGAAAGTATAGTTGATATAATTCCTTTATCTGCTTCTTCTGATGACCTTGTTTTGTTTAATACGCCACCCTATGAATTTGCAGACTTAGGGATTCCTACTGGTGTGTACACATATAGTCTTGGGAGAAAAGCGTACAGCGGTGGAACTAGCGCTGCTGAAAATTGTGTTTTTGGAGCGGGAAACGGAGGTGGCTTTACCACCGCCTCGGGGGGTACCAATAGGCTTGCAGGAACTAGCCAATTTGCTGGCTCAGGTGGTACACAAGCCGCGCAAGGAGTCAATGGTGCCTTTCCTGGCGGTGGCGGTGGCGGCTCACTAAATGGTTATAATAATGGTGGAGCGGGTGCCGCTGGCAATTTACGTCAGTACAATGTGTAGGAGATCGCTATGACTAAAGTTTGGTACAACAAAACCACAGGCAATGGCGCAGTGTTTGAGGATGCTGAAGATGTGTCAAACTGGCCTGACTTCCAAGCTGACCCAGTGGCTGCAAGTGCAACGCAAGTACGCGCAGAACGTGACGCACTCTTAGCGGCGTCTGACACGATGGCATTAGCTGACCGCATCACAGACGAGTGGCGCACTTATCGTCAGGCACTGCGGGACTTGCCAGCGGCAGAGGGTTTCCCTGACGTGGCCTTTCCGGTGGCCCCTAGCTAATGGAGGATCGCGTGGCAGCATTAGAGCGTGATGTGGTGGCCTTAAAAGTCGAGACAACCATACAATTCCGCGAACTGTTTAACAGAGTTAAGAGGCTTGAAGCGGTTTTGGTTGCATCGAGCGGGGCAACGATTGTTTTGCTTTTAACATTGCTTAGTCGGTTGCAGTAATGTGGCCCATGTTTTCCTCTTGCTGCTGTATCTGGGGGTAGGTTCAGATCGTGTTTTGGTTAGTCAGGACATGCACTATCGCAACTTACAGATGTGCCAGTGGTATGCGGAGGAATTGGTACGGAGGTGGGGATATGTAGCTAATCCAGCTGATTTTGCGGTTGCTTACTGCGTTCCGCGATTGGTCGATGTAACTAAGGTTCCGGTTTATTGATAGATGTGGCTCTAGCTTATTCTGGCGCGGTTGCGGCCTACAAGATGACGGTGAAGCTGGTGAACGCTGGCCGTGAATTGAGCGAATGTACTGAGCAGCTGTCAAAGTGGTATGGATGTTTTGCGGACATACAAAAAGCTGAAGATCAAGCAAGATCGCAGACATTGTTTGAAAAAGCAAGTCAAGGTGCAGAGTCTGCGGAGAAAATTGCGCTGGACAGCGTTATTCGACAGAAGGAGCTAAGAAAAAAGGAAAACGACTTGGCTTTTCTTTTGGACTTTAAATACGGGCCAGGCACTCACAAAGAGGTCGTTGAATTAAGACGCAAAATTAAGAAAGAGCGAGAGGAAACGGTGTACCGCCAGATGGAAGCTAAACGTGCAATTTTAAACAACCTAGCCATTACTGTGTTGTCTGTTTTGATCTTCGGCGCGATTGGCGGCGGCGGTTACTTCGTTGGTGTTGGAGCGGGTGCATGGTGACATTTATTAGCGCTGTTGTGTTGGCTGGGACATTAATCAAGCCCGACTTTGTTGACTGCCATTTGTGGAAACGTGTGACTGACGTTACCGGACAGCGAATATGTATTTATCGCGGTAAAAATTCGACCTACGCGCAACATTTTGTGTCTGTAGCGTGGTCTGAATGCCCTAAAATGTGGCGTTGCCCGTATCAGCCAAAGAACAAGTCACGCCCGACGATTGGCGAGATCATGGACGGGATAAACGGAGGCTTCAAATGAACAAGCTGCTGGAAGATAACGCGGCACACTATGATTTGGACGGCGACGGTAAGATTACTGACGCGGACATTGAACGTGCGGAGCGGATACAGAAAAACGAGGACGGGGCGCGTAAGCACATGGCGCAGCTGCGGTTGGCTAGGGCTAGTCTGATTGGTTTGGGCGTTTACACGGTGTTATTGTTTATGCCGTTTGTACCGGACAGTCGGATCGAGCAGATCACCAAGATTAGCGATTTATTTTACATCAGCCTGTGTTCGGTCGTGTGCGCGTACATGGGTTTCACATCATACATGGCGAGGAAATGATATGATTGCTGCATTGATAGGACCATTAACGAATTTAGTCGGCAGCTGGATGGATCAAAAGACAGAAGTGCAGCGTTCTAAGGCGTCTGTCGCGCGAGTCCGAGCCGAAGCGGAAAGCGCAGTTCTTGTTTCGTCGGCCACATCGCAAGCCGAATGGGAAAAGCTGATGGCCCAAGGGTCACAGAACAGCATCAAGGACGAAATTCTGACGATTTTGTTTAGTATTCCATTGGTTTTAGCATTTTGCGGCGAATGGGGTCGAACAGTAACCGAGCAAGGTTTCTTAGCGTTAGAAGCGTGTCCAGATTGGTACAAAGGTGCATTATTTACAATAATTTCGGCCAGTTTTGCAACGAAACAAGCAACTAAATTCTTTGGAGCAAGAAAATGAGCGATACAAGACAGTTTAACATGAAGATGAACGACATTTGGCGAAATTTTGCGGATTCGCTTTTAGAAGCTGACGTATTAAGGCCCGAAAATCCAATATTAGATCAGACCTTAACAGCTGGAGGGTTTAAAACTGCGCCAGAGTATCGGCAGGAATACTACAACCAGCGCAACGCGCAGCATCCATCTGCATCTGGTGAGCATAACCATGAATTGTTTGCAATAAAGTTAGCGCTGGACCGAAAAAAACAAGCTGAACAAGCGGCCTTAATAAAACAGATTGCATTTAGTCAAAGGCGCAAGGATCGCGGCCTGTCTACTGCGGAAGATTTAACCCGTAATTATAACAAAGACAAATCATCAAACCCTAATCGTCAGCCAGATATAGGCCCGTCTATGAGCGATTTGGCGAGAACGCTACTTGGCGGGGGAATGTGATATGAGCGAGTTTAGACTTAGCAAACGATCATTGGGGCGCATGGAAGGCGTCGATTCACGGCTGGTTGCCACAGCTAAAAGGGCTATTAAGCGCAGCGTCTATGATTTTGGCGTAACGTCCGGTCTGCGATCTG